TTGATAGTGATCTTCACATCATCATTCATTTTGTGGTATTGCTACGTGTACGATTAATTATACTAATGAATTTATCACCAGCAAATGTGCCACCAAGACACACATCAATCTCATCACCATCTTTCCAGTTGGTTTCACCATTCATCTTGGTGTGAGTCATTGCTAATTGAATTTCATCAATTACTTTTTGTGTTAGTCTCATGTGTTTAGTACCCAGATTAATCTACAAACCATGCCTACTATTAGAATATAGTAGGACCACATTATGCTCATACCAATTTTATTATGCCTACTTCCTCTTTGATATGGATGGCATCCAATAGGACCAGAGTCCCATCCATCTTGCATGTAGTCTTGGTATTTCATTTTTTAAAAACTCCTAGTTTAGATAGTAACCACATTGTAACTATTGTCCACCCTACAACATACCACATCATTTGAACTCACACCTCATCATAATTTCAGTTAGGAATGCAACTAGATTGATCTCCTGATCTACCACAAATGCTGCCTTATATTGGTACTCACCAATGATTAGAACTGCTTCTGGGATACTCTTAGGATCCATATAGTCATACAAACAATCATACACCTTACGCATGATCTTGACTGGTTCATTATCCATATTCTGAACCACCCACTTCTTCATCTTAGTGAACTCTCTACCCTTCAAGAAGGTTACAAGATCTTCTACATGAACATCTGTACCTTGTGCAAGAATACCTGCATCAATCTGACCTCTACTAGAATATCTTTGTAACTCATTTAAAGTACGACGAAAGTCTGGGAAATATTTCTTAACTAATACAGCAACAACTTTAGGATCAAACTTAACACCTTCTTTCTCTAAGATACCCTTAGCACGATTAAAGAAATTACCTGCTAAAGATTGTTTCTGGGAACCCTTAAGTGTAAAATCAACTACGGCACACCTTGAGTGTAATGGTTCTATGATTTTGTTTTTATAATTACAAGTAAAGATGAACCTGCAGTTCTTTTGAAACTCTTCAATCGACGCTCGTAAAAGTAATTGTACGTCAGGCGTTGTGTTGTCTGCCTCATCCACAATGATAACTTTGTGACGACTGCTAGATGTAAGAGAAACAGTACTAGCAAAGGTCTTTGCCTGATTGCGTACAGTGTCCAAGAATCGACCTTCATCAGACCCATTAATGACATAAAAATCTGCTCCAATCTCGTTACATAATGCCTTAGCAACAGTAGTTTTACCAACTCCTGCAGGACCAGCAAGAAGAAGATTAGGAATCTCTCCTTGCTTTAAGAACGCTTTAAACATCTCCTTAGATTCATCGGGAATTATACATTCCTCAATGGTCTTTGGTCGATATTGTTCAACCCATAGAAACATAATTAATTACTCGTTGTCTGGTTCTAGTGCAATAAAATATTCAACATCAAGGTTTTGCCCCCTGAAGTGTGCTACCTTTCTCTCAGAGATATTCACAACATAATTAACTGATGTTGCAGAACGTTGTGCTTGTGAGATAACCTTAAGATTTTCTACCTTAAAGCAGTAGCAATACTCACGTGTATCTTCACCAACAGATATCTCGAATGAATTACTTGTATCATTCTTTCTATCGGTGACAGTCAATAACATCTCACCATTCTTAGTATACAAACATAAGTCTGGTACCATGTATAGTTTAGCAGCACGTTCAATAGTCATCAATGTTTCAGATGAAAGATCGAATGTAGCGACAGTATCAGGTACAGCAAACTCCTTTGTAGGTGGAGTAGTGATGATGTCAGGATCAGCGTAGTAAAATGTAGTGCTAGAACGTCCATTCTTAGACTTAACACGACACTTCTTATCATCAACAATCAATTCAGGACTGTCAATCAATGACACACCACCCAAGAAGGTAGATAGATCATAGAATGCCATTTGATTTGGAAAGTCTTCGGGCACACTCGCTCTTGCAAGTATGTTCTTGTTGATAGAAATGGTGCTGATCTTACTACCTGGTTCAATAACGATAGATCTATTGATGTTACTAAAGTTCTTTAGTAAATCATATGTAACTGGGGAAAGACTAATACTCATTTGTCGTAATCAACTGTGAATGCGGTTGGGTTGTTTGCAGCACTTTTATCTGCTTGATCTCGTTTATCATTAAAGTGAAGTAAGAGGATGCCGTAATGAATAATCTTTATGATATCCTTACGTGCTGTTCCCTTTCTATCATAACGAGATGCATACTTAAGAACATTACTTCTACAGAACGCTTCAGCGTCACCTACTGAGTCAATCAAATCAAGTGTTTGAACATTACCGACTGAGTAGTGACCCTTGTAGGTCTGACTTATGTAATCGGAGATCTCATTTAAGATCTCCTGTTCATTGTACTTTTGCATAGTTTACTGCTCTTCTGTATCTTTGTCAAATGCGACATCAACATCTATCTTATCATATAATTCTAAGAATGACTGCTTTGTCTCATCATCAAACCTATTAAGGCATACTTTGATTGCCTTTAGTCTATCACCAAAGATAGCAAATGCACGGATTATGTGTACTAGACGACGTGTAGAGATCACTTCATCTACTCCACCCTCAGCAAATGTCTTACGGATGATGTCTGCCCAGTTAACTAAGTTCTTCTGGAAGTCCTCATCACAGCAGTCCAATTCTGTGCAGTAGTTCTTAAGCATTCTCTGCTCAATAGCAACGGATGGATACTCCTGCTCAAATGTTAGGGGGAATCTCTCAAGGAATGCTTCATTCAGTACATTAGTACCAATAAAGCGACCATCCTCGGATCCTTTTCCTTTAGTGTTGGCAGTAGCAACGACTGTGAATCCCTTTGATGGTGTAACATACTTACCAGTCTTCTTTAGAAACACACCTTTCCCTTCAAGTATGGATTGAAGACAGAGGATTTTGTTACTAGCCAAGTCAATCTCATCGAGTAACAAGACTGCCCCACGTTCCAACGCCTCAATGACAGGTCCATTATGCCAAACTGTGTTCCCATCCACAAGCCTAAAGCCACCAATAAGATCGTCTTCATCAGTCTCCACAGTAATGTTTACACGAATCATTTCACGATTCAATTGAGCACATGATTGCTCCACACTAAAGGTCTTACCATTTCCTGATAGACCAGTAATGAATATAGGATAGAATATACCCGCTTTAAGTACTTTCTTTAAGTCTTTAAAGTTTCCAAATGGTACATAGTTGGAATCAGTTTGTGGAATCAAATTTTGTCTCTCTGGTTTTGCAGCAGGAGCAGCAAGATTTCTTTCTAGTCTTTCTGTGATTGTTAGATCCCACTTGCCAATCCCTGCTTTATAAGTCTTGAGGCGTTTCTTAACTGTAGCAAGAGAACACTCATAATGATCTGCTGCCTCAAGAAGATTTTGATTGTTTACGTCCTCACCGTGCCTATCTTTTAGGAAAGTTACAAGGTCTTGAGTGGTGACAGGTACAGGTTCGAATGGCATGTGTTTAATCTTTGAATATGTCTATATTATAATGCACTTTTTTCGGTTGTGATAATAACCATGACGGTTTTCTATCTGGCACACGTAGATAATTATCTTTTACCCACGGTTTAGATGCAACATACTTTTGATATGCTGTAACTGTATCGATACTAGAGTCAAGTTTGATGTCATCTGGCATAGCACGTACAAATGGGGTATGTTTCTCCCAACATGTACCTGACCACAACATACCAGCATATCTGATAGCACTTTCGCTACCATGTACCTTACCAAATCTAAAAGTATACTCCTCACACAGTCCTATACCGTGCTGTAACAACCAATTGATATTATATCTACTCTTCGCTGCCCATCTGGTGCAGGGATGATTCTTGAAAGCACCCTTAGCAGTCTTGTAAGGAGTACCATCTGCTTTGTATATAGGACCAATGTCATGAATATGAGGACTATAGATAACTGCTAACATCTGTGCTGTTTCTACAGGCATTTTAACAACATGACGATCTGGCAACTCACAAGCTGCCAGATACGGATCCTCATTGACACAAAAGATGTTCATGCAATTTGACTAATGAATGATGATAGAACTTTTTTGTTGGATGCTTTACCTTTTAACTTTTTCTTAAAGGCGGTACGTATTTTACCCTTAGTAGCACCCTCTTCCACATCTAATTCTACATCGTTAGAAAGTGATGATGACTGAACTAGATACAATTCGTTATATCCACAGTCACGAAGGATGTACTGCTTATCCTTTTTAAACTTAGCAGTTTCCCTATCAATCTCACTCCAGTGGAATTTATCCGTATGACCAAGTAGTCTGGTTGCCTCGCGAGTAGTGCAAATACGGAATCCCATGATGTTTACGTCCTTCTGAGCATCCCTAACATACTCTAACAACCTCTTTGTGAAAGCAAGATAGGAACCATTCTTTCCAAAAACTCTACCACTCTTAGGGTTACGAAAACGTGAGTTATATGGTGCATGTGACCTCTGTATAGCAATAGAACCATCATCCCATATACGCTCTCTCCAGTATGTTGAACAGTTAGACTCACCATCAGTAAGGATGATAACATTTAACTTCTCAACACCAGTTTTAGCACGGAAATGAGGTAGAAGTGTAGGAAGACAAGCAATTGCTTCATTCAGAGGAGTACCACCAAGACTTGCGAAACCTGGAAGAGGTATAGATTGTGTGTATGTACCTGTTTCCCAGTCATATACTTGTCTGAAAGTCAATGCATACACTGTACGGTACAAATACTTTGCAGAAATTTCAAAATCCTGCTTATTATCCTCACTGCTCAATAAATTAACTAAACGGAAGGATGGATCAAAGGCAAGAGAGTTTTTTCTGTCACTTGGGTCTCCATCATACTCCCAAACTCTATCATAAACGAATGAGTATACTTCAAATGGAATACCAACCTTACGGCAGAACCAAGAGAGTGATAAAAGTTGTTCAACAGTGTCCTTAATGACGTGATGCATAGATCCAGACCAGTCAAGATAGAATACTAGACCATGATTCTTACCATCAGGTGTGTTACTAATCTTCAGGAACAAATCCTCACTCCACTTATATGTGTGGAGTTTTTTCATGTCCAAAATACCAGTTTTAGACACATTCGATCTTTTATATGCTGCTGCAGACTTCTTCATCTCAAATTCTTTCACAAGGTAGTTCACCTCACGATTAGCACCATCTTTAAACTTACGATATTCACCATCAACTTGTGAAAAATCAACAGGTTTCTCACCATATTGCTTCCTATCCTCACTACATTGGTTCCAGAAACCAGTGTACTGATCTCTAAGATGTTCGTGCCCAACAATAACTCTCTTAAGATCTACATCATCAATTTCGATGTAAATAGGAGCATTATTATCATCTTTAGAAGCACTATTGGATAATGATTCTGATAATGCTTTATCAGTTCTAACATCCTCTGCACTATCACCACCAGTTTGCTGCGATTGCTCCTCAAAACTAGGTACATCTAGTTGTGCAGGGTCATTTGTAGGTTCATTACCCTCTTGTAGATCTTCATCATCAATTAAATCATTCTTCTCGGATTCTTTCTCTCCAGTTGTATCCTCTTGCTCACCTTTCTGTTTCTCATCATCTAGTGAAATCTGTGATTTAGGTGCCTTTGCTGCCTCCTGTTCCTTAGACTTCTCTAAACGATATAGTACTTGAGCAGCATCAACTGCTTCAGCAAATGTTTCAGAATTATCAACCAAATCTACATATTTCTGCTCATCATCTGTGAATGGGATCATTGCAAGAGCACCAATCTTGAAGTGTAGATTGATACGATCAATTAATTTAAGTTCACTAACATCTATATCTTTAATTTGAAAGAAATCACGCTCATTTAGGTTGGTATATCCTTGATAGAAACACTTAGCAAGACCAGGAAACTTACGCTTCATCAACTTCTCAATACGAGCATCCTCAGTGACGTTAACATAAGATCTTGGAATGTCTGATGGTATCTTTTCTTCTGCTGTTGGTGGTGTGAAGAGAGCATGTCCTACTTCATGTCCAACTAGTAAATCATATGTCACATTCTCTAGTCCTTCCCAGATAGGAAGGGTCAAAACTCTCTTATCTACATCAAATGATGCTGTTTCAACGACCCTATGCTCAACAATAAGGTTTTCAGTTGCAAGTAGTTTTGCTAATGTTCCTTTGATTTCTTGTTGCGTCATGTGTTTCGTTCTGTATATACCTATAATACGACGAAACCCCACGCTTGGTGGGGTTGATGTGCCTCTTTTTAAACTGTCTCAGTCGTTCCCTTGCCTGACGGAGGGCTTGAGGCTTCAACGTTCGCTTTTGTTCCTTTTTGCTGTGGTGTTGCCAGTTCGGTAACTGCATCGCTACTCTCGTGTAGTTTTTTGATTGCTTCACGGGCTTCAGGAGACTCCTCCCATTCCCATGTCTCTTCTCGACCCTTCTTATCCGTCTTAGTAAAAGACCTTTTCACGTGTTCACTCCTCCGTAGTTTCATAATACCTCTGTAGTCAACTCTGGTGCCCCCTAGGAGACTCCTTAACTCATCCTATAGTATAAACCCCCTGTCAAGCCCCATTTTCATCAGAAATCCTAGAAAAATCGTTAGGTTTACTGAACCTGATGGTCTTAGGAAACTTATCCAAAAGTACTTCACCCTTATGAGATATCACAAACATGTTTGAGTTATCAAAACACTTCAATATCTTCAATAATTCCTCAGTAGCAGCATTATCTAGTGAAGAATCAAATACTTCATCCAGAATTAATATATTTGTGTTAGCACTGTTCTTTTGTTGAGCAATTGAACGCCAAGTAAAGAGTAATGCTAGATCAATCTTCTGCTTTTCACCCTCTGAGAAGGAAGAATAGGTGAAAACGTCCCTATAACGTGACTTAATCACTTCATTAAACTCCTCGTCAAGGGTGAAATTGACAAAGAAGTCCATCTCTGAGAGATATTTATTAATTCTCTGATTAATAGTGGGTATAAACTTACGAATGATCTTAGATTTGATACCACCATCCTTCAGAAGTCCACCAACAATCTTTAAATTCTCTGCTCTTTTATTAATATTAGAACAGATTGCCTGTTTATCATCTTTCTCACCAATCAAATCATCCAAGACCTCCTTTTCTCTCTTTAGATTAGGAGATCCACCACTCAATTCTTCTTCTAGACTTTTATTATCCAGACGTAATCTAGATTGCTCCTTCAATAGAGAGTTAACTGTCTGTCTCTTCTCAATCAGTTCAACAGCAACCTTCTCTGACTTCTTAATGTCAGCAAGAACTGCCTTAGCATCAGTAGTTATCTTAGAAATACCAGTATTAAACTCTTCAACAGATTCATGTAGAGTTTTACAGTGATGTTCTTTCCATTTTCCTTCAATTTCCTGTGTACACGTGGGGCAAACATCATTACTCTCAAAGAAAACTATGTCTTTTTGAGTCTTTTTTAATGTTTGATTGATTTTAGTACGACTTTCTTTAAGAGAATCATACCTATCTTTATACTCATCCAACTTAGATATCTTAGGTTCAAGATTACCAATCAATTCAGTGATTGTGTGAACCTCACCATCAATAGCATCAGACCTTTGTACGTTTCTATCAATTCTATCCTTCTTTTCCTTCAAATATTTGTCTGACTGTTGCTCTAAATTGTCTATGTTCTCTTCTTTAAGTTGAACTTTCTGTTGAGCAAGTGCTAATTCATGTACACATAACTTCTGTTCTTCTCTAGTATCCTTAACTCTATCCTTAAGGATAGAATTCATCTGACTGAAGACCTGGATGTCGAGTATATCTTCGATAATTTCTCTCCTGACAACTGCTCCGAGTTGCATGAAGGGTACAAAAGTTGATGATCCAAGGATAACAACTTGGGTGAAAGACTTGTAATTAAGTCCAAGGATGGATTGTTCAAGGTATTTTTGGTAATCCTTGTTCGCTGCGTCTTGATCAACGAGTTGACCATTTCTAAAAATCTTGAAAACATTAGGTTTAATACCTCTAACTATATGATAATTTATACTACCAATATGAAACTCAACTTCTACTACACATTCCTTTTCATTAACTGAGTTAACTAATTGACCCTTAAGTATTTTTCTGAATGGTTTATTAAACAGTACAAAGGTTAAAGCATCAAGCATTGTAGATTTACCAGAACCATTCTGCCCAACCACTAGGGTGGCAGAAGTTCCATTAAGGTCCATCTCAATAAAAGTATTACCCGTAGAAAGAAAATTCTTCCAACGAATCTTTTCAAAAACAATCATTTCAAATCTTCATCGTCGGGTGGTATTACAATGTCATCAGGTGTTATAACAGAAAAATCATAACCATGAGTTACACAGTTGTTACGTATGACTTCCGCATCAACTTCCATGACTAAAAGGGTTCTTTTAAACCCATTTGCCATAAGTAAGTCATGATACCTCTGACAATCATCTTTGTCAATAAACATTGTAACACATCTTGATCCAGTCTCAGTATCATTGACCGCATAAACACCATTGCTCTTGGCATCTTGGAGGATGAACATTACATATCCTCATGTATATTAATTGCTTCTGCATACAGTGCTTCAGTTGCCATACCTGGTTCTCTATCAAACCATCCTGTAGCAATATACTTATCATAGTCACCAGTTAAGAAACCACCTCTATGAGCATGAGTATAATTTGCTGGCCAAACAAGTACTGTACCTATTCTAGGTTGTTGTGAAAACTTTTGATGAAAGAACTCTGTAGCACCACCATGATCTGCTCTAATATTATTTAAATATACCATCCAAGCACAAACTCTATCACGATATGCAAAGCATCCATCCTCACAATGCCAGTAATGATACCCACCACCAGGTACAGTTCTCTGTACCTTACAACTCCATGACGATACTGGATCTGTTTCTCGTATTAGAGCAGGATATGCGTCTGCATACTCAGTAAAACACTCACCAATAATCTTATTTAAATCTTGAACAACTCCTAGGTTGACACGTTCCATAAAGCATTGGATATCATCTCTCTGCATCTTGCCACCTCTACCCTTAAACTGTTGCTCAGAAGTTTTAAAGGTACCTTTAGCAAACTTCTTTCCTAAAACATCGGGAGAATACCTGACAGAATACCAGTATTCAAACTCATCAATTATTAATTGACAAAGATCAGGGTCAACTACCCCTTCCCATATACCAATATGATCTACTAATTTCATTGTTGTGCCTCAAGATATAGTGATTTTAGAATTGCAAATATATCATCTTTATTTTCTAAGTCTGCTACACACCTTTCCAATGTAGTTAGTGTGTCCTCAGTTTCAATTGCTTCATCAACATCATCCAAATCTACGGTAAGATCTTCAACGATTTTAAGATCAGCACAACCCATCTGTTGTAGGTTATGTACCATTATATCAAAGAATTCTTGATCCGTCTTCTTCTCAACTACCAATTTAACAAAGGATCCTTTCAGATTAGTAGGTAACTTTATCTTCTGTGTATCATCATAATATACTTTTTGAAATATATTATAAGGATTAGGTAAAAATGTTAACTTGGTTGTATCAGTATTTAGAACATGAAACCCACGTTGCTGACCGTAGTCACCCCAATATAATTGGTACGGATTACCCAAGTAATTTACATTACCCCTACGGGATTTCATATGAAAATGACCTGAGCATACTAGATTAAACTTTTCAAATATACTAGGGTCATCACCATGATCCATTACGTGACCTGGTATTGCCTCAAATCCATTGAGTTCTAAGTGTCCCATACATATATCTGATTTACTCTCTTCAATAACCTTTAGAGTTTCATTTCTATTCTCATCACATATCCAAGGAATGAGACAGATAGATCTACCATCATAATCAATTTCACAAGGGGATTCTACAACATTAATATTGTCATACTCACTCAACAATAGACTAGGAGAGTTAACCCGAAGTGTATTCTTGAAATAGATATCATGATTACCAATCAACATATCCATATGAATACCCCTTTCAGAGAGAGGGGTGAACCACATATCCTTTGCTGCTTCTAACGAATTATAATTTATACTCTTTCTCTTATCAAATGAATCACCTAAACATAACACGTTGGTGATTTCATACTTATCAATAAATGGTATTACAATCTTCTCATAAAATTTTCGATACTTATCCAGAAACACTTGGTTGTCATTACGTACCCCAAAGTGTTGATCGGTAATAATAAGAAGTTTCATTCAATTCCGCATGTTGGTTTCTATACGTGCCTTGATTGTGTTCATTTCAGAATGACTATGATCACCATCAGAGTGGAACACCTCGTCAAAACCTTTCTTCTCGATCAGTTTATCCTTAATGTCCATCTGCCTTTTCTCCTTGGAGATTCGTCGCAGATACGCATAATACACTATCTGAGTAAAATATGCAAACGGGTTGCTTGACTTCGCTGGATCAAAATTGTAAATGTATTGTACACAGTTCTCAATCCCATCACCAATCATGTCATCTTTATACATGTAATTGATAAAATTGGGTCTATAAGACAAGTGCGTAGCAATTTTCAAGAAGCACTCACCAATATACTCTGTAATTCTTGGCTTCTTTAAACCTTTCTTTTCCGCAATCTGAATTCTATCACGGTATTTTACGAGCTCTGCTAAGAACTTCTTATTATCAACGTAATGTTGCTTCTTTTTAGGAGCCATAGATATTATCATTATTGGTGTTAATGCACCTACATTTAATAATACAATACCTATGGGTATTTGTCAAGATTTCTTCTGATCTGAAGACGGTGCTTTGTACATTTTTTCGAGGAGATTTCTAGCCTTACCAACGGTTCCCAAAGAACCCATATCTTTATTCAACTCTCTTCCAAATTCATCATCCGATTCAGATATTCCCTTCTCACCTCGTAAGAAATTCTTATAGGCAAAAATCCCTGTCTTACTCAACGGTGCAATGGATATTATATCCTTCTCAGTTATAATATAAAACTCTTCTTCTGAAAAGAAATGCCATTTTATTAATGCTATACCTACACCTACCTGATTATCCTTTGCAACTTCAACTTGTTTAATTTTACCAGGATTACTAATAAAGATAATAGAAAGTCCTTTATTAGAGTCCTCAAGATCTTCAGTGCATATCATTTCACCAACGATCTCCTCACCGTTAGATAATTTAACTACACCGTAGAATTCTTTATCGTGTTGAATGTAACTGATCATGTGAATTTAATCTTAGTGACCTCATAATCAAACTCTTCCTCTTGGTATATCTTGATTCTTGCGACCAGATGTCTCAAAGTATAGTTATGCCTTGATCCTCTAGAACAATCATCAGCAATATCATATAGTACTGCTTGAGATTTGTTATCACCTTTACGTAAAACACGACCAATGGATTGTAGGTTGCGGATACGAGACTTAGAAGGAGACGCAAAGATTACATTATGAAGGTTTTGAATATTGATACCCGTTGAGAAGGTTCCGTATGATGCAATGATTATAGCATCAACCTGTGTTTCACACAATTCACGAACTTCTTCACGTTCGGAGGCTTCTACACCACCGTGTATATAAAAAACCTTTCGATTTTCTTCCACATTACTATTTATAACGTTATATAAAGGATCACCATGTTTCTCTACGTAATTAAAAAGAATTAGCGTGTTTCCCTCAAGGTCACACGCAAGTTTAGTCATGAATTTATTCCTTTTTGTGTTGGAAACTATCCAATCCATCTCCTGTTGATAAGAATCAAAGGGTACATATCCATGTTTCAATAATAAACAGCGCACTTTTAACTTAGTTAAGGTACCTTGTTTCATTAAATCCGCAGTCTTAGTTACCTGATTACATCTACCAAACAATCCTTCCAGTACTAACTTATGAGTCTGCATACCATCTAAAGTACCAGTCAATCCTATACGATATCGTGCATCATGACACTTATTTAAGATACCTGTTAGGGATTTCGCTTTGTATAGGTGTGCTTCATCCCCGATAATGACATCAAAACGTTTAAAGTACTTACGGGGTTGCTTATAAATGCTCTGCCAAGTACTAATAACGACTGGAGAAGGGTCAAACTTGTCTGCACCAGCCATGATTTTGTGAACTTCATTTGCACTCCATCCATATTTTTGAAAGTCTTTACTCATTTGTTCGACAAGACTGGTGGTAGGTACAATAATAAGTACTTCTCTACCTACCTTTCTATGCCATCTAACTAAACAATATATTATTAAACTCTTCCCCGATCCTGTGGGGGATAATAGAAGTTGGCGATTGTTCTTAATCGCTGAGAATACTGCTCTGAGCTGGTAATCTCTGATTTTGAAAGGGAGTCCGAGAGATCTAACAAAGCTCGCAGTACTTTCAGGTGTGACATAATCTTCTTTCTCGTTAGGTTTACCGTAGTTTTCATCGCTTTCAATCTGGTATATGTATCCTCTCTCCTTTAAGAAATCAGTTACATAATCAAATAGTCCAGCATATATTTCACCAGTAGCAGGTGAATATAAACGTATCTTACCATCCCAAACGTGACTTCGGTAGTGTGGCATATACTTAGCGTTAGGTACATCAAAGCAAAAATGATCTGCTAGTTCTTGATGAACGTGTTGCTCCGCATTTACTTTAATGTAAACTTCGTTCTTTTTCTTTATAACTGTCATTAGAAACCTGCTTCAAATTTCCTCAAGTCAATAACGTTCTTGATAGTATACCCACGGTTGGAGATCTGTCTAAGAACTCCTTCTATGTAGTAGATACAGGTTTCTATATAATCTAACTTCTGTCGTGCTTTACACCACTCATCATCAGCATAAACGTACTTATCTAAGTCACCTTTAAGTACTTTATGTTCAAATGGTTTATCTTTATACACCGATGCTGGTGATTTACCAGCATAATATTCATACTTGTCTTTAGAAATACGATTTAAATTAACATTAGCATCACTCAGCATCAATTTAAATGTACTATGATAACTCATCCATCTCTGGTGTAAACCAGGAACGGCAAGTGCTTGATTAACTAAGTCATTTTCATCCAATGGGGCATCCATTGCCCACTGTTCTTGGATGCGTTCAAGATTCAATACAGCCATTATTTAAGTCAGTTTTGTATCACGTGCTCCTTCTAGTTTTTGAATTTCATATGATCTGTACTGGAAAGTAACAGACGCAGCAGCATAGTCAGAACCATCAACCGTTGCATTAAAATCCAATGCACTAAGATTTGTTGGTATTATATCATAAAATACAACTTGAAAGTTGGATTTAAAATTTGAATTTAATACAGTAAGTGTAGCGTCAGCAAATCTAGTTTCCATCCCAGTATTACCTACTGTTAGACCGCTTTGTGCATCCATAAATTGTCTACGTTCTCTAAGATTATCTGGTGCTCCAAGACCTCTAATCCAGTTATGTAATATTAGATAGTTCTCAATATCCTCATCAACAATGAATTGAAGATTGAATGGATCATAAGTAATGTTCCCATCAGTAGGAATTGAACGACCTAACATAGTAGGTTGTTCTAATATCCCTAAATTAATAGAAGGAATATTTGCAGACTGTGAGAGATAGGCAACCTTTGGATATTTTGCCAGCACAAATTTGAACCCTATTGGAGATAGGAAATTCTTATTTGCTATTTGTTGTTTCCAAGCAGTACCCATTAGTTCACGCAGGTCTCCGTATTATTTATCGTCTTACTATAGCAGGTATATCACCATCATCATCTTCATCATCATCTTCCATAAAGTTGACAACCATTAGTTCTTCACCTGGTTCAACATCAACCATCTCTGGATGAATAGGTCTAGTTACAGTCTTCTTTGTGACCACAGGACTATATTTTTGTTCAGCAAGAGCAGTAATATTAGCATACATCAAACCAAAAGCAGCACCAAATAGCACTACTGATATTACTAAAAACAATATCACTACTAAAGTATTCATCACATATCCTTTCTTTTATTTAGAAAGTTTACCTGTAAAATATGCTTCAAAATATTTTACGATACCATTAGTTGTAACTTGTTTACCTACCCATTCATCAGCACACTCATAGATTGCTCTCTCATTCTTACCATTAAAGAACTCTGCTTTAAGAATTTTGAGTGCACTTGCACGAACTTTCATTTGTTCTGGAGTATACCTCCAGTCACCTGGATTCTCAGTTGGTGTCATAATCTTGGGATGTAACCTTTTGCTGTTTTGACTAATGGTAGCACATCTTGCTCTACCTTCTCTACTATATCATCAATTACGTTTACGTCAAGTCCTGCAAATGGTGGAATGATTCCTA